ATTTTTTTTTGCAAAAAATTTGATTGAACAGCTTCATCTTGTTAGGAATATTATTGTTTTTTATGGCTGATCAGAAATGACATATTATAAATGATTAAAAAATAATGACGAAGGGAGAAAGGCTTAAAGGTTATTCTTTGGAGGCTTGCCGAAAGAGAGAATAACCAGTTAAGCGAGAAAAAGCGGTTATATTCTAACTTTTATGGAATATCCAAGTAAGAAAATAACCACACAAGAGGATAGCAGACCGCAGCTATTATGTACTGTCTCCGCAAGGAGTGGTGAACTAAACATCGCCCGAACAGTACAGAACTCATTGACAAGGCTAAGTCATTAAAAAGGCAGAACAACGGGCAGTTAAACAAAAATCTGAGGTTAGGAGCAGTAAAGAAAAGAATCATCAAAATGATGAATTGAGAGGAGGCGAGAAAATGGGAAAATACCGAAGCGTACAATCAATAATGATTGCAGAAGCATTGAAAGGAATCACGGATAACCAGACCATAACTGCATACAAGAAAGACTGCAAGCTGTTTGCTGCTTATTGCAAGGAACAGGGCGTAAAACGTCCCGATCAGCTGCAGGGGAAAGAAAAAGAATTGCTACAGGGGTATGAGAAACAGCTTGAAGCATCCGGCTATAGTGCTGCAACAATTCACAGGAGGCTAGCAGCACCGTGCAAGGCTACAAATATAAGTATGTCCGAAATCGAGAAACCGAAGCGAACGTCCGGGAAAATCACCAGAAGCAGACGAGAAGAAGCAAACAAGCAAGGCAAAAGAGAGGCAGAAGATGAAAGATATAGTCGCCTGGTAACATTTCAACGGGCCGTTGGTATTCGCAGGGCAGAATTGTCCAGGCTGACCGGTGCGGACCTTGTGATAGACGAATCTGGTTATCTGTGCGTATATGTGGCGAAAGGAAAAGGCGGTAAACGACAGCTTCAGAGATTGCTTCCGGAGGATGAAGGAACCGTATTGGAGACATTCCAAGCTGCGGATCCGGGGCAGAAACTTTTTTCTCCGGAAGAAATGCAGAACAAAATAGATCTCCATGGAATCCGGAGGGAACGCGCACGAAAAGCGTATGAATACTATGCTGACAGGCTGAAAAATGAGCCAGGATACAAATATGAATTGCGAAAAGAGCTTGCAGCTAGATATAAAGAGTTTCATAGACCAGGAGATTCTAATAAAAGGTTTTTACATGACATTATGAACGAGGAACCGTATAGATTAAGGGGAGAGAACCGGCAGAAAGCCATAGAACAGGACAAAGAGACGGAGTATAACCGGCTCGCATTGATGATGGTGTCAGTGTTCCATCTGAGCCACTGGCGACTGGATGTAACTGTTACAAATTACTTGATATAATCGTATTAATACAGCGGTTAATATAATGGTTGATGCAAAAGAACAGTCTCATAAAATAACACATGAGACTGTTCGGAATATAGTAAAAATTATTTTTTCCTTTTTTTAGATGAATAATATGCTTGACGTGTGCAGGGATTATTACAAAATTTTTGTTGAGGTGTTTTAGCAATGAATAATTGTTTGCACTTAGGGCAAATTTTTAGAGTGTTTCCGCTGGTATAATCTTGTGATTGCTGGATAGCACATAAATGATAAGAAGCTAGGTGCATTATGTTATTACATCTTAATTGTAAAGCCATTTTTGTATCATTCCAATAAGTATAGTATGGATGTTGACGAGGAACAAGTAACGAAACAGTGTGACGCTTTGCCTGGCGTTTGCGAATTTGTTCAATTTGTTCCAGATCCTTAGAAGATAATAATGAGTAAATCATTTCATCATCTTCCCAATTGTTAGCTGCGATAATACTCAAGAAATCTCTATGTAAATATAAAAGTCCAACAATAAAAGAAGATACAGGAAATGAATTACAATCAGCAAAAGGAATTATATCATGAAATATGTTTACTTCTGCAGGCGTAGGAGTTTCCTTTGTTATACTGTCTTCATAGTTAATGAAAACTTCAGCTGTTGGCTTAATGTTCCAAAAAGGCAATCCATATTTTGAACAGAAAGAAAGTATAAGAGCTATGTCATTATCGGAAATCTGTTCATTGATATAGGATTGTTTGATGGTAAAAATTTCATCAGATAATTTAGTCTTTAATTCTATTAAATCCCATAATACCAAAGGAGAATCCAATAATTCAAATTCAAATGCAGTTCTTTCTTTTGTAATCGTGTCTTTTCCCTGTATATATTTAATACCATCAATTTCTGTCAATAAATATTCATCCCAAACGCTTTTTTTAACCATTAATCTAATTCGTGGTATTGGTATTTCTGATTCATTTCTAAGAAAATCCATTTTTTCACTTCCTCAAAAAAAAAGTTTACGTTTATGTTTACGTTTCTATAATGAAGTTTACACCAAAATAGATTAAGATGTCAACATCAACGATATTTGACGAAAGGGGTTGAATAGATAGATGGAAAAAGCAAACAAAGAGATTCGAGAAAAACTTGCAAGATACAGAATCAGACAGTGTGAGGTTGCTGATCAGCTGAGAATAACGGAATTTACTCTTTGCAGATGGCTAAGGACAGAACTTAAACCAGATCGTAAAGCAAAAGTCGAAGCGGCAATTAATGAAATTGTAAAAAAAATCTATAGGTAGAGAGCTTGTAAGAACTTTTTCTGCTATTTTTTTCAAAAATAACATATTGAAGAGGAAGGAGGTAAAACAATGTGCTGACTGAAGAATTAATACAGCAATTTCATAAATTTAGCGAGAAAGGTAAGGCGTACGACTGCATAGATGCTAGAATTGCAAACCATATCATTGAAAACAATGATTTGATGGTTATAAGCGGCATTCCTTATTACTATGCTAGTGGTGTGTTCCGTGTGGATGAAAAAGGAATCATGATAAAAACCTTGATTCGTCATTGCATAGTTGAGGAAGTACAGACGGCACCACGAATTAAAAGAGTTTATGAATTATTGATTACTGATTATCGCATACAGCGAGAACCAGATGAAATTAATTTATATCCGAAACACTGGATTAACTTTTTAAATGGAATGTTGGATGTAAAAACGGGAGAAATGCACAGCCATAGTCCAGAGTACAAGGCAATAAGCCAGATACCACACAATTATATTCCAGGGCTAAATCTGGAAAATACAATCTTTTATGAATTCCTTCAAAGCAGAATACCAGACAGAGATAATCAAAAAATGTTGTTTGAATTTTTGGGGATGTGTCTTTTTTCTGAAATATTCTTTCAGAAATTTATGATTCTGACAGGAAAGGGAAATTGTGGAAAAAGTATAATTCTAAATGAGTTATTAAGATTGACAGGAATAGAAAATGCGTCTGCGATACCTTTGCAGAAAATTTCTGATCGTTTTACAACGGCAAAGTTACTTTACAAAACCGTGAATGTTTGCGGTGATCTGGAAAATGCTCCATTAAAAGACACATCCGTGATTAAACAGTTGACAGGCGAAGACCTGGTGCAGGGCGAGTATAAGGGTGGAGAGATTTTCTTTTTTAAGAATCGTGCAAAATTTATATTCTCCTGTAATGAGCTTCCGCAAGTGCTGGATGACCGATCAAATGGCTTTTATAGACGCTTGCTTATCATTCGTTTTAATGATGAGGGGGCATTTATACCAGACCTTGACAGTAAACTGAACGATGAAAAAGAACTTGAAGCGGTCATATGTGGACTGGTAGAGGGGGCAAAACAAGCCCTTGAACGGGGGCAAATATACGAGTCGGGGGCAAACCTGGGGGAAATTACGCGAATGAAAATCGAATCTGACACGACAGAAGCATTTCTTGAAGAATGCTGCAATCGTGATCCAAAAGCCAGAATAAAACGTCCGGATTTACTCACTGCATATGAAAATTTTTGCAAGGAAGAAGAAAGGGAGCCACTGCGGAAAACCGCATTTTATAAGGCTTTGCGGACGAAAGGATTTCGAGAAACAAAGATACATGGAATAGTTTATTTTGCCGGATTGGAGCTGAAATTTATGGAGACAGAAGAAAATCCATTTAATTAACAAGTGCTAATAGGTAGTAAAAGGGGCAATATTTTTTTTATTTATCATATATGTAAAAATTTCAAATATAAAAGAAAATTTTAAAGATACACCCCTTTTTCACCCTGATAAAGAAAGGAGAGAAAAATGCCATTTAAAGAAAGATATTTTAACATCTGGAAATCTGGTTGGGACTTACATAGAAAATTCGATGGAACGTCAGTTAATGATGATGATCGTTGGAGCAGTCTTCTGGATGAAGCGAGAGCATTAAAACAAAAATATGAAAAAACATCAGAAGCAGACTTTGCAAAAGATTTAGTTCTTGCAGTTTGCGCTGAGATAGAAAGGAGTTCAAAGAATGCCAAGAAGAAACAGGAACCCAAAGCAACAGGGAACGCACAGGCTTGATGGGTGGACGAACTGGGCCAGGGAGATTGGTGAGCGAAAAGGGTCGCCGCAGCCTCCAAACTTGACGTCCCAAAAATCAGCGAAAGGAGGCGAAAAAAATGCCTAAAAATAACTATCCGAACGCCGTTATTGACAATTTGCCGGACGAATTTGTCGAAAATTCTATAAATTCTCTGCAGGAGTTATCTGCGCTTGGAAAGATCACGTGCAAACCAGAGCAGGACGAAGAATTTGAGCGAAGAGTTTCGCAGATCATAGATTTCTGTAAAAGAAAGAAGATGCGACCAGGCGTTGAAACTTTGTGTGCTGGTCTTGGAATAACCAGGCAAACTTTAAGCGACTGGGAAAAAGGTACGTTTGGAGCCTCGGAGCGCAGGCAGGAGGCAGTGAAGCAAGTTAAACAGTTGATTTACGCTTTCTTAGAGCAAGCGGGAATGTCCGGAAAAATTCATCCTACTACGTACATCTGGCTTACAAAGAACTGGCAAAAGTACAGGGATAACGCACCAGAAGAAGCGGAGACAGCTAGACAGGCGGTTTCTCGGTCAGCTGCAGAGATTGCGGACCGGTACAAGGATGCGCTGGAGCTACCGGAGATGGAACGGCCGAAGCTGTAACAACTGCTGCCGCCTGGCGGCAATGAAAGAATAAACCCAGGGATTTCCTGGAGAAAAGGAGATTAAACAATGGAAGTAGTATTTGAAGTAATTGGAAAAGACACAAGAACCGGTATTTCTTCACGAACCGGAGAACCGTATGTTATTGAGAATTTAACTCTCAATTTTCATGGAAAGGCCGCTAAAATCCGGGCACCACGTGACATGAAGATTGATATCGGGGATTCTGTAATACTGGAATTTGGAACGGTTCGGGGGTATGGTTCGCCACAGATTGGAGCTGTTGTAAAAGAAGTTGCTTATGATAAGGAAACAAGAGAAAAAATAGAAGCAATGAAGAGAGGAGAATAAAATATGGCAAGAATCGCAGAAAATTCAGTAATTTTAGACGGAATTATGTACAAGCCGGGACAGGAAATTCCCGATTTGGGCAACTGGACTTGTGTAAAAATCGAAGGAGGAAGACATTTTTACGAAGGTGTCAGCAAGGAACTTGAATTACTGCCGACCTATGTAGAGCATGGCTCTCGTGCAGTATGTCTTGATACCTCAGAAATTTACACATTTCACGCGAAGTTGAAAAAATGGTTCAAATTGGGATAAGAAGATAAGAGAGCATGGAAGATATACGAGACATTGTCGAAGAAAAAGCAGTCGAAAAGCTGAAAAAGTCAGCGTTTGCAAAGGAGCATCCGGGCTGTTTGGTAGTTGATGCCGAATGTCAACTGCCGACAGAGACTCAAGAAGGTTCTTTATGCATCGTAAGAAGACCAGAACATTATATCGGAAAGGATGCCTTTTTTGTTAGAACCGGTTCTGAATGGAAGTTTAAGTGCTGCGGCACGGTACCGGAGACAACTACATATAAAGGTGAGGTCACTCGAATGAGTGACTTGCCACTTGAGCCAGAGATCGGAGACGTTTATAAAGTCAGTGGAAAGACAGTCTTTTTCGATGGCTGTTGGAATGAGATTGCTTCGGCAGAATAATAGGAGGATGTAAGATAATGGATAAATTTAAAAAATATGCAGAAATTTTAAAAAATTTTTCAAAGGATATGGAAATGTGGAAAGCATGTGAAGAGGATGAAATTGCAGATGCTAAAGAAAAGTATACATCAAAAGCTTTGCCGGAACAGTTGGAAAAAATCAAATCAGTATATGAAAAAAGGTATAAGAAGGTCAGACAAATTGCTTTGGAGCAAGTTGAGAGTGAAACAAAATCCATAAAGCAGAGAAATCAGGGGAAATTTAAGCCGGATTTTGTTGATTTAGAACTTCTTAAAGAGCTTAATGCAATTAGTGCTGCGGGGATACCAATGACTGAGAGTGAAGTAGAGGCTTATTGTAAACGTGCTATTGCAAGTCGTTCGTCTTTTTGCGTTAGAGCTGTCCAGAATATTGCAAAAAAGTCAGAAATACGTTTGACTGTACCGACGGAAGATGCAGCGATCAGAGTGATTGACGAGGCTAATAATCGCTTAAAAGAAATCGTACACATATATGATGGAAAATTTTTGTTTGGAGATAGAAATAAAAATCAAAGTCTAATTATGGATGCACATGGGTATGAAGACAGTGGATTTTTGGGTAGATTAGAGAAAGAATATCAAGCGGCTACATTGGAAGATATTAAAATATCTCGAATGAGCAGAAAAGAATTTGATACAAAAAATGCAGTTACACGGGTTGATGAGATGAAAAAACCTGTTGAGTTAGTAGAAGTAGGAGAAGATATTGGCATTCGGGCGAAAGATGATGTTTCAAGCTCACTTGCGGCCAGATATGCGAAAGCTTACTCAGAGCGAATGAGTACAGTAAATCCTGAGTTTGAATGATGATATTGTTCCGGTGCTGGATCCATTCCGGTACCGGGGAAAGGATAAGAGAATGACAGAACAGGCGTACATTGGTCTTCTTGAAGCAGAGTTTAGAAGTTGTCCGGTGAGTAGGGAGCAAATTGAACGAGCTTTTGAAGTAGCGATAAGCGAAGTTAAGAGCTCGGAATTGAGCTACGGAAACCTTAGCATCTTGCTTTGTCAGATGTTCCGGAATGGATCCAGCCAACCATGTTTGTCGGATGCGACGCAAGAGCAGATCAGAACGATTTTGGATGTAAGATAAAAAAACAGAGTCCCGTTTCTCTGCCCTGCGTGCCGGATAGAGGTGGAAGCTCTGTTGATAGAAAGGTGATTCTTTTATCTGTAATTATTATAATACAAATAGAACGAATGTTCAATAATTAAGAGCTACATTACCATATGATAGTGTAGCTCTTTTCATACCTAAGTAGGAGGTGTTCCTCCTTTCTATACTGTTTTGCGATTAATATATCATGGAATAAGCGAAGATGCCATATGATGTAAAAGAGTATCAAAATAAACCTTGTCCATGATTTTAATATTAATACAAATATGCTCTTGTTAGAACAGGTGTGCATGATGTACACATTATAAATGTGTAATATTGTTACGCCTGTCGCAGCTATTTTTGATTTGCAATTATTTTTACATATTTTTTCAGCGTATTTCTGGATAAATTATATTTTTTCATCAAATCAACTTGCTTTATGCTACGATCTGCAAGGAACTTTTTTATATCCGCTTCAAGTTCTGGTGTCATTTTATCCAACTGTCCCTCTTTACGCCCCGATTTCTTATCACTTGCATTTATTCCGTCAACGATTCTTTTTACAATCGTCTTACGTTCTTTTTCGACCCTATCAAGTTCTGTCACAATCAATAGTTTTATGATAAATTCCATTGTCATTCCACCTATGATATTATCCTCTTTCATTTTATCAGCATTACACTGTAGATCTTTGATATATGATGTATTTAATGTAGGGTTGTCCAGAAAAATCAAATTTACACCGTTATTTAGTAAATCCATATATTTGATATATCCATTATCTCTTTCTCTGGTAAATCGTGAGATTTCTTTGAATATGATCGTATCACCTGTATTTATATCATCTTCCAATTCTTTCCATGATGGGCGATCAAATGACTCACCACTTGCATCATCTTTGTATATTCTTCTATCTGCTATTTTTACATTATTTTCTTTTTGCCATCTGATAATAGCTTGTTCCTGTCGTGTAAACTTTTGTTTTCCTCTTTCTTCTTCTGTTGATATTCTCATGTATGCAACAATCTTACACATAGCATTTCCCCCTTTTTATTGTGTCATTTAAACTTTAGTTATTTTGATACTCTTATTATACTGTCATTATAACTATATGTCAATATATTTTGACACTTTCGCAATAAACTATTTGTATATATGTTATTTTGACACCTTGGCTTATTAAAAACGCGAAATAAAATTTTGATATAGATTATTGCACCTTGACATTGATGGAACTCAATAATATAATATATTTATTGGAACTCAAAAATAGAAAGGGGTGAAATAGTGACAGTTCCAAAGAAACCAGGGAGACCGGTAGAACCAGGAGCGAAACGCCATGATATAAAGGTTCGTGTTGATGATAGGATGTACAACAATTTGGTTGAATATTCTGTGAAACATGAACGAACAAAGGCAGAAGTTATAAGAATGTCGCTTGATAAGTTTCTTAAGGAATCCGGAAACAGTAAATAAAAAACAGTCCCACTCACCGACCAAAGCGAAAAAGGACTGTTTAAACACACAGGGGTTAACCTGTATGAAATATATTCTATCATACAAGGTTCGCCCGTACAAGGGAGGAATAACAATGCACGATACAATGTTAACTTATAGCCAATGGGAGCGCAGATTTAAAAGAGCACTTAAAAAGACGATCAGAAAGAAGCTTGCAAATGTTATGTGGGGAATATTAACGATTTCCGTGTTTATGCTGCCTTTCTGGATGGTCATGGATTGGTTGTTACGAGGATGTTGATAGATAGAAAGGAACCTTGACAGATGAATATAAATAATGAGTTAAAGAAATTTCGCCAGGAAAAGGCGCAGGAATTTTTCACACAGGAACTTCCGAACAGACTGAAAGGATTTGAGGCCGCATTGGAGGGAACTCCGGAAGAGATAAAGAAAAAGCTTGAGGATCAGAAAGAAATTTATACATTGAATTTCTGGGATAAGCTGGATGAGCTTGAGGAACAGAAGAAGAAATCTCTTGAACTTGAAAGAGATACTGCAGATATCCTTTGTGAGAACGAAGAAAAGCCTTTAGCAACTGAGATTATTGCAGATCTTAATGAGCATATGGAAAAGCTCAGAAATCAGCGTGAAATTTTGCGGATGCAGACAGATATCATCAATTTGGTGTTGAAAGTGAATGATTATGAATACCTGAAAACGCTTCAGAACCATGTGAGAGTAGCTTGTAATCAGCAGAATAAAAAGCAGGAGGCTTGAAATAATGAATGCAAAGGAAAAAGAGCTTGTTGAGGAAAACATGGGGCTTGTAATATTCATTGCACAGAAATATTTTAATGCAGGAATTGAAGCTGATGATGCTATTTCAGCTGGTTCACTTGGCTTGATTAAGGCTGCAAATACTTTTGATTTTGCAAAAAATGTAAAGTTTTCTACTTATGCAGGACGATGTATTGAAAATGAGATTCTCATGTGTGTAAGAAGTGCCAAGAGGAGACAAAGAGAAGTTTCTTTGCATAAGCCAGTAAGTGTAGATGATGATGGTGGCGAATTACTAGTAATGGATATTCTGCGAGATGAAGAAGATATTTCAAAACATGTGGAAGATGAAGCTGAAATAATGATTCTCAGAAATGCTATTAAAAAATTATCTTCCAGAGATCAGACAATAATAAAACTCTTGTTTGGTCTGGAAAATACAGAAAAAAAGTCACAAGAGGAAGTGGCATCTTATTTCAAAGTCACACAGAGCCTTATTTCAAGGCGAAAGGCAAGAAGCTTGCGGCGGTTAAGAACGGAAATGGAACGTTATATGTAAGATGGAACGTTATATGTAAAGCGGAAATGGGTAGCGGTGTGTGGGAAACCATGCACCGCTTTTTGTGTACAGCTACATAATTATACAATGATATAATTACATAGTTATATAATTATACAATTTTATAAAAACATTGATATTCAAAGACGCATAAATTATAATCTTAGAAAAAGAAGGGGGAACGGATATGGCAAAAGTAATTACAATTACCTGCCAGAAAGGCGGTGTGGCAAAGACTACAACAGCCCTTGCGCTTGCGTCTGGCCTTTATTCCAGGGGTAAGAAGATTTTGTTGATAGACACAGATCCGCAGTCTAATACAAGCTATACGCTGGGGATTGACCTTTTAAACGTACCGACGCTATATGAAGTACTGCGAAAAGAAAAGACGGTGAATGATGTTATCTTCCCTGTGAGGATGGGGTTTGATGTTCTTCCGGGAAGTTTATCGCTTGCCCTGGCAGACATGGAATTTTCGCAAACCGGACGTGAATATCTGCTCCGGGAATCACTTACGGAAATTCAAGAGAGATATGATTATATTGTGATTGATACGCCGCCGTCTTTGGGAATATTGACGATGAACGCATTAACAGCAAGTAATTACGTGATCGTACCGGTACAAGCTGACGTGTATTCCCTACAAGGGATCGGGCAGCTATCGCAGACCATACAGACGGTCAAACGATATTGCAATCCAGGTCTTACTATTGCTGGCATCCTTATCACCAGATACAATAGCAGGGCGGTACTGTCGAAAGATATGGCAGCTATGTTGGATGATACAGCGAAAGCGTTGAACACTAGACTATTTAAGACAAAGATTAGAGAGTGCATAGCAATCAAAGAGGCGCAGGCCCAGCAAATGGATATATTTACATATGCCCCTAAATCCAATGCGGCCAAAGATTATGATAATATGATCGAGGAATTAATGGAGGTAGTGAAGTGAGTAAGAAAAGTTTTGTAAATAATCCTGCTATGGCATTTGTCAGTAAGCCGCAGGAGGCCGTAGAACAGCCGCAAATAGATAAGACAGAGATTTCTATGGTGCAGAAAACAAAAGCCCAGGAACAGCCAATTACAACCTCACAGGGCATATCAAAGAGGAAAGCGAAGTATATGCGCTTAGATGTAACAGAGTATCAAGAGTATCTGAGGCTTATGACTGAGTATACAGCAAAGAGCACAGGCAAATATACATCTATGACACAGTATATTCAGAGATTAATAGAAGAGGATAGACGGAAGAACAAAGAACTATATGACAAGCTTGAGCAGATCGAGAAGCTCAAGGCGGATATTATATGATTACATAACTATATAATTATATAACTATACAATAATAATGATGGAGTTGCATGTTAGATCGAGAGCGGCAGCTCCATTTTTTTGTTTTAAATCAGCATTGGAAATAAGCACCCGGAGCCCCGTTGAGGGAGGGGGGCGGCGAGCCAGGTAAGCTGCCAAAGGAAATGAAAAAAAGAAAAAGGCCCTTTTCAGAAAAAGGAGACTGCTACCTTGACAGCACCCTCAAAAATTTTTCAAAAAACAAAAAAGGCTTATTACAAACGTGGAAAAACGCCCAGATTTCGAGTTTTAAATGTTAGACGGTAAATTGTGCCAGTAAGCTGAAAAAGGCGATTCTAGGGCAAGATAAGCAGTGTATAAATTGAATTAGAAACATGTCCTTGCTTTGTTAGATACAATTATATATGTATATAGGTATATAAATGTATAAGTATATAGTTATATAAGTATTATAAATTAATATTTGACACACAGCCAGGGAAGGGATATACTGTAATTAAATTAAATGAAAAGGAGGGCTGCACTGTGGCAAAAGAAAGTAATCGTGAGCTGAAAAAACAGCTGACAGAAGCAAGAGAGGACATCCAGCGTTTAATGCTAGAGCTTGGAAAACTCAACAAAACGGCAAATACATCCTATGAGCAGTCACCGGCATACCTGGCAAGCCAAAACCAGATTAAAAGGCTGGAAGAGCAGAATAAGGCCCTTGAACAAAAAAATAAAAGACTGCAGGAGGAAAATAGAAAACTCCGGAGTCAGTCAGAGCAAACGATCCGGGAGATTAATTCCGCAGCGGAAGATTATAGGGATCCGTTGCAGACCGCAGTTAAATTCCGGATGTTGAAGATCAATTTAGATCTGGCACACAAAGAGCAGGAAAGATTAAAAGAAGAGAACAGAAAACTCCGGGAGAAAGTTACTCCAAAGCATAATGCACGTAACGCAGGAAGAAGAAAAAACGATGATGTGTGGAAGAAGAGATACCTTGCCTTTTGCGACCTTGTGAGGTCTGGGGCTTCTATGGAGGATGTTATGGGAGAAATGGAGATAAGCAGGAGTACTTATTTTCGATTTCTCCGATTGTACAGAGAAGATCATATTGCAGAATAAAGAGTGAACAGCCGGGAAATTTTTTGGCGGTAATTTCAACGAAATAGTTGCGTTCGAAATGGAAAAAGTGTAAAATAAACCCATGTCAACCATATCTTTGGTTGCGGTGGACTCTGCCGCCGTATGGTGAGGTATAGATACGGACGCTCACCGGACAGGGTGGAAGCTCTGACAGAGAAACGAAAAAAGACATGAAAAAAAGCACCAGGACGGCAATCCCAGTGCAGTTTTTCGAATTGATAAGTAGTTGTAATATTGGACGGCAATCCTTTATTACTTCTGAACGTATCTCGAACATACGTACAATGACTACTACTAGAGCCATCCCTCGGCATTATTGTAGTTTTTTTTGATAGGATTGTCAAGATAGAAGTCTCCTTGTACGTGAAAACTTTTTATTTGCGTACAGGGATTTTTTTATATCTGGATATTCAAAGAAGCTCTTGTACGTGGTTAATTACCAATACAGGAGCTTTTTTTTAGTTACTGGAACACTCATAAGAGGAGCCAAAACCTGGCAGGAAGATACAGGAGCGTTGAGAGGAAAACCGCTAAAATACAACCTTTACGGGGTAGCAGCCGTAGGAATCGCCGTCAGAGGGTGCGTTGGTAGACCACTATCTTTAGAAATCGGTGATTGCCCGTCCTGTCGTCTGGTTCGCTTACTTGTGTGAATCAGAAGGGGGGGTTGCGAAATTGATTTGCGTCAAGCGGTGTCTTATGGCAGACTTCGACCGCTGAGATTTATTCTCTGAATCGTACCGGATGGTAACATCTGGGAGTGATACGGATACCTCGTGCAGCTTATACTGCAATACATAATATCTATTCATTATACCTCTAGTCCTTTTATGGCTCTTATTGCGGAGCTTTCTTGGGCTAGGGGGGAGAGCAGAGCCGTATTCCTGTACAAACTAACCTGCATATCATAGCCAGGGCTGGAAGTCAATCCCTAAAGTTCAAGAAAAAGCAGGCTTGGCGAGGGGGTTGGTCTGGTTTTAATCCGTATCAGAAAGACAAAAAGGAGTAAATCCGGATATAATAGACTCCGATCGGAACCAGAGCTAGTAATAAATGAGTGAGAATGTCCGTGAGACAAAGAATAATAACGATAGGTAATAAGTAACGAAAGGACAAAATGACCTGGCAAAAAGGAAGGATTGATATAGAATAGATTTGAGGGGTGTACTTTCAGGTACGCTGGTACCGTGTCAAAAAAATAAATGAGGCTAATCAAAATAGGAGAAAATAGTATCATAAATTAATAAATGAAATTTGAATTAAGGAATAATTAGGCGATATAAGACGATATTAGAACATTTAAGATGTATTTGTCTTGATAAAATGAAATAAAGGTGTTATAGTAAAGATACAAAAGGGAAAGCCAGAAACGCACGGCCTACCCGATTATATGCGAAAAACTGTTAACAGCCGTTCACTATTGCGAGTAGTGGGCGGCTATTTTCTTTTCTTGAAGATCGTGTAACACAATCCAACAAGAGCAACAATGAATGTACAAAATTGGAATAATTCCGAATATGTAACCATTGGCATCGCCCTCCTTTCTTGCTTCTTGCGTCTGGAGGGTAGCCCCTCCGAAAAAGAGGGTAGGCCGCCTTATACGTTCTGACTTTCCGTAGTCATATTATACCATATTTCGTGGTGGTCAACAACCATATAATAGCAAGGACAGGAAGTGTGTACACACCTTCCATTTTTTTTTGCAAAAAATTTGATTGAACAGCTTCATCTTGTTAGGAATATTATTGTTTTTTATGGCTGATCAGAAATGACATATTATAAATGATTAAAAAATAATGACGAAGGGAGAA